CGATATGTGTAAAACTACCCGTACCTGCACCATGTATGCTCTATGCATACAGGCGATACGAAACAAAGTATGAGCTACCTTCCGGCTACAGGTAAAGAAATGAGCTTGCAATCGGCTGCTGAAGAGAAAAGACTCAGAGAGGATAACAAAGGGGCCACTTTGTTGTCTTGCTTTGGACACTGGCAGTGGTACACCTTACACTGACCAGACTAGACTTGATGTGGGTACTTGTTAAAAGCTGTTGCTAAAAGGGTGGGCTAACAACAGCCATAGATGAACACATCCCTTATGGGCTTTCTAGGTGTATGTTCTAGATATTAGTGGTAGGTGGTACATATTTCATAATGTGATATGTACCGTTCCCTACAGGTAATGGTAGTAGTTTCTTCACAGGACTTCCACCGTCAACGCTATAGACATACATTGGGATAGGTTGTTATGAGTAGCAATAAATGCTACCATACCACCTTAGCTAGGCTATGTGTGTTAGCATGAAGCATTATGAACTACTACACCCGACAAGAGCTAGAAGATAGAGGACTAACAAACACATACCCCTACAGTGTGGCTACACAAGCTTCACTAGCGTTACACAGAGGTTATGTAGATAAGATGCACCTATTCCATAGTGATGTCTATTATGTTAGAGCAGCTATGGAAAAGAATACAGGATATGTATTCCCCTTAGACAGAGTTGAAGATGCTATGAGAGCTGAGGGATGGAAAGAACACAGACACTTACCAAAGAAGAAACAACATGGCAACAAAGAAAAGTACAGTTAATGCTGCGAACAATTACACCAAGCCTACAATGCGTAAGGCGTTGGTAGCTAGGGTGAAGGCTGGTTCTGCTGGTGGTGATCCCGGAGAATGGTCTGCTAGGAAAGCACAGCTTGTAGCAAAGAAATATAAAGCTGCTGGTGGTGGTTACAAATGAAGCCTTCTCAGAAGTCTTTAAAGGATTGGACAGCCCAGAAGTGGACAACAAAGTCTGGTAAGCCTTCTGCTAAAACAGGAGAGCGTTATCTTCCTGAAGCTGCCATTAAGTCTTTAAGCTCTGCTGAGTATGCAGCCACCACTAAGGCCAAGCGTGAAGGCACAAAGGCTGGTAAGCAGTTTGTTAAACAGCCTAAAGAAATTGCTAAGAAAGTGAGCAAGTTCCGATGATTAAAAAAGGTAGTGAAGAGTTTAGCGGATACAATAAGCCCAAGGCTACGCCTAAGCATCCTACGAAGAGTCATGCTGTGTTAGCTAAAGATGGTGATACAGTGAAGCTCATTAGGTTTGGACAACAGGGTGTTAGTGGTGCTGGCTCTAGTCCAGACACTCCTAAGGACAAGGCTAGGCAGAAGAGCTTCAAAGCTCGTCATGCTGAGAATATAAACAAGGGTAAGATGTCTGCTGCTTATTGGGCAGACAAGGTTAAGTGGTAACTAAAAGGAGAAACTATGGCTACCGATGCAGAAAAAGTTAAGATGTACCGTGAGAAGGCTAAGGACACTTCTGTCCCTCAAGAGGTGCGTAACACCTACTTGGACAGAGCTAATGAGCTGGAGCGTAAAGCTTTTGAAGCCACTAAGGTTCCTGAGAAGAAACTTGCTAAAGGTGGTGTTGCTTCTAAGAAGCCTATGATTGCCATCATGATTGGTGTTGGTAAGCCAACCAAAGCTCCCATGAAGAAACCGCCTGTTAAAGCAGCCCCTAAAAAGAAGAAGTAAATAGAAAGATTGTTCAATGTATCTGACAAGTAACATCCCATATTTTAAATGTTGGGTTAGAAAAGAGTTTACGAATGGACATCAAAACTATCATGGGGAATACATACATGCATTAGCAGTGGCTGTGACCACCATTCCAGATAGGAGCTTGAGCTTTCAAGTTATCTTCACTGGATGTGAAGCGGATGATGGTAGTCAAGCTAATGTACATGGTGGAGCAATGTGGGCAAGAATGCCCCTTGCTGCGTTAGTAGGTGATATACCTTTAGAGGTATGGCCTGAGCGTATGATGAATCATTTGTCACAGCCGTGGGATTGTAATAGTTACAATCATTCCATCATAAGTTTGGAGAGAGCTAAACCTTCTCCTTGGTTGTGTAAGATTAATAATGAATTCTTTACAGGTAGGTATTTGTTCACTGTTGACTATGCTGAGAGTAGTGTGTCTGAAGACCCCTCACAGCATAAACAGAGTCATGTGTTAATACTAACTGATGCGGGTAAATGGACTGGGAATGTTGTGGCTTTGCCAAACAACCGAGTTCGAGTGACAAGTCCAGCCTATTGGCAAACAGGACAGGGTGCGCCTGATTTCAGGCCCAACCAACATATCTATTGTGCGGAGCAAGATGATTCGTATATGGATGCAGAAGAGACTTTCAACAATCTTTACAAGGAGCAAAAGAAATGACGAAATCTAAAATGATGGCTACTGGTGGTGCAGCTATGAAATCTAAAATGGGTGCTAGTGGTGGCATGAAAAAAGGCTATGCTGCTGGCGGTATGTCTATGGCTATGCCTATGAAGAAGGGCTATGCTGCTGGTGGTATGCCTATGGTGAAGAAGGATGGAATGAATGTTCCTGCATTTGCTGCTGATGGTAAGGGTAAGATGGCTAAGGGCGGTGCTGTTAAAGCACCAATGACCAAGAAAAAATAATGGCTACTATTAAACAAACAGCTAAAGTGGCTAAGGTGATGGGTGAGTTTAAGGACAAAGGCTTGCACAGTGGTAAAGGGGGCAAGGTTGTTACAAACCCCAAGCAAGCCATTGCCATTGCCTTGTCTGAAGCTAAAGTGAAGCCTAAGAAGAAATGACAATTACTAGCTACCCAGAACTTGTACGCATTGCTGGCAGTGGAAACACTGTCAGCTTTGGCGGTACTAACACAGATGCATTTGGAAGACTGAGGACCAGTACACCACTTACTTTCTTTGATAGTCAACAACGATATAAAGATAATGGGTATTTTGATACATCAACAACTGGGGGTGGTTCAGCAACACACTTGATCAATGAAAGTTCTGTTGCTTTAGCTGTTGGAACTACCAGCGGTGATCAGGTTATTCGTCAAACTAAACGATGCTTTCCTTATCAGTCTGGTAAAAGTTTGCTGACATTTAACTCGTTTGTGTTTGCTGCTGGTAAGACAAACCTGCGTCAACGAGTTGGTAGCTTCACTCCAACCAATGGTATTTTCTTTGAGCTTGACGGAACAACTAAAAACTTTGTTGTTCGTAGTTATGCCAGTGGTAGTGTTGTTGAAAATCGTATTGCACAAAGTAGTTGGAACACTGATAAGTTTGATGGTACTGGACCAAGTGGTATAGTTTTAGATACAACTAAAACACACATCTTGTATACGGACATTGAATGGCTTGGTGTTGGCACTGTTCGTATGGGTTTTGTCATTGATGGTCTTTTATATATATGCCATCGATTCAATCACGCCAATAATGTGTCATCTGTGTACATGACCACAGCAAGTTTACCAATCCGTATTGAAATTACAAACACTGGAACCACAGCATCTTCTTCTACGATGAAGCAGATTTGTTCATCTGTAATGTCAGAGGGTGGGTATGAGCGTAAGGTGGCACAGTCTGTGGCTAGAAATACTACATCTAAAAGTATTTCAACTAGTTTTATTCCACTTGTTTCCCTTCGACTTGCTTCAGATCGACTTGATGCTGTCATCCTTCCAAGCAAATATATTGCACTTCCAATATCAACTGGCAATTTTGAGATTGCATTGTTTCGTAACGCAACACTGACCAGTGCTTCTTACGATACAACAACCTTCAGTAATGTTGATTTTGATGTAGCAGCAACAGCTATGTCTGGTGGCACTATGATTTCAAATCAATATGCTGCTGCAACCAATCAGTCGGTAAGTACTGTTGCTAACAACGAGGATTACAATTGGGATTTGCAGCTTGGTAGTACTGTTGCTGGTGTTAGTGATGTCATCACTCTTGCGGCTAGAACATTGAGTGGAACAGATTCAATTATTGGATCATTAGATTTTTATGATTTAACATGACAACAAAGAACAGAACTGTAGCTGCTGTATTAACAACCAGCAACCAAGACATCTACACAGCCCCTCCTACATTCAGGGCTGCTGTTGAAAGCATCTTCGTCACCAATGTAACAACCAGTGCTGTAACATTCTCACTAGACTGGTACAGCCATATGAATACAACCTATTACACAATTGCTGAGGCAGTACGACTAGAACCAAACAGCATGCTGCAAATTACAAATGCTTTCTATTTGTTACATGATGACAAGATTAGAGGACTATGCAGTGTAAACAGTGCGGTGGAAGTCAGCGTTAGAGTGTCTGAACAATTCACCACTTCAACTATTTAAAGAAACATTATGGCTAAAAGAGAACTAAACGATCAACAGAAGAGATTCATTGAGGTGTTATTTGCTGAGGCTGGGGGCAATCCTCACAAGGCAAGGCAGCTTGCTGGCTACAGCGAAGGCTACAATACCAAAGTCCTTATGGAAGTTCTTAAGGAAGAAGTGATTGAGGCTACACAGCTTTACATCGCTATGAACGCCCCTAGAGCAGCTATGGCTGTTGTCAGTGGCATTTCCGATCCTACAGAGCTAGGCTTGAAAGAGAAGCTCAACGCTGCTAAGGATTTGTTAGACAGGGCTGGTTTGGTGAAGACAGAGAAAGTTCAGGTGACAGCACCTAACGGCATCATGATTTTGCCAGCCAAAGACAGCGGTGAGTGATAGAGACTTAGGGGCTTGGATATTGCCACAGCCCAAAGCAAAGGAAACATATGTACCTATTCCAAAGATTAGAAAAACTATACCATTTGGTTACAGACAAGATGAAGAAGATGCTAACCTCTTGCAGCCAATTCCTACAGAGCTTGAAGCGTTAGAA